CATTATTAGAACTTCCTGGAGTCTGACTTGGAGTAGAAGATCTAGGAACAACTGTTATGTTTGATCCTAATGAAGGTGGTGGAGGTGGTGGTGAAGACACTCCTGATGGTTGAGTTGATGCAAGACTAAACTGCTTTTTAATCCCTTCAAGATTTGCAGCTGCTGCAACCTTAGGATCTTTCAGTGCTTCTGCATAATTTTGATAATACCTTTTGGTGGTGGATGAATAGTATGCATCCTTACCACCCATTAACAGAGCCTTTGCTGACTGTTTTTCTTTTTCTGATAATTCTTTTTTCTTGGGAGTAAATCCACCACCCAGATCAATATCAAGACCCATCGGTCTCAAGTTTCCAAATCCAGTATTCTGTGCTATCGCTAGTCTTCCAGATCCTCCCTGGAAAGCAGTTTGATAAAGTGCTTTAGCCAGATCACCTTCTACTTTTCCTTGTAAAATATCTCCTGATAATTTTAAATTTTTTCTACTGTCTTCAAGATATTGTTTCGGTGTCTTATTAGAGGAATCAAAGACATCACTAGTTTTTGCTCTTCCTTTCTCATCAATTTCAAAATTAATTTGTCCCAAAGCAAGGTTCGCAATTTTATCTCCAACTAACTCATCATATTTTGCCTGACCAAAAGATTCTGCTCCCACTGAAGTGTGTCCTTGACTTATTGCATATTCCATGGCAGGTCTCAGATATCTACCCAAAGAACCTCTGTCATCAATACGGAACATTCTTCCCAAGGGACCTGCCAATCCTTTAGCTGCCATTTGTACACCAGTCAGTTTTGCTCCAAAGTTTTTAACTCTACCACCAGTAATTTTTTCAATAAACTTTTCAGTTCCTTCTTCTTTTAATCCAAGTTGGGCAAGCGGATCAGCAATCAATCCTTTATTTTGTATGTCCTGATTCATTTTTTTCAAAAACCCCATGAATCCAGTGTCTTTATCTGGATTATAAAGACCACGAATATACGCATCATGAGCATCAAGATTTTTTTGAGTCGTTTTAGTAAGACCCTTCCCATCCGGACCAAGTTCACCAGACGCAATTCTCTCTTTTGTTAATTTATCAATTCCTTCTTCGCCTATGTATGGTTTTTCTGCAATAGATGAAAGTGCTCTACCAATACCAGGAAGAGGATTGATTTTTTGAGCAAATTCAGTAGCACCGGCAGTGATTGCTGGACCAGCAGACTCTAAATCTTTTTGCCTATCTGCTAAAAATCCAGTGATTGCTGGACCAGCAGACTCTAATTCTTTTTTCCTATTGGTAATAAATCTCTGAAGTCCTTGTTGAAAATCTTCACCATCTTTTTTTCTCTGATCAGTATTTCGATCTACTGCTTCAGTATTGTTGTCAATTTTTATTCCTAGTGCTTCTAGTGCTCCTTTAGTATTACCAAGAGCTAACTGATTAAGGAGACTTTTATCTCCGGAGATATAACGTTCTTTAAAGTCATTCGCATGTTCTGCAAACGTTGGTCCACCACCAATCGATCCTCCATCACGAAATGCAGGAAGAACAAATCCACCACCAGATGCTGTTTGAACTCTGGCAAGTTTTGGTTTGTTTGCGTTTGCTCCACCATACTTTCTATTAAGTCCTAAGAAATAATCTGCACCAACAGCATCGACTGTCTTTTTATTGATTACAACTTCTCCAGGTTGTGCAGCAATCAGTTGAGTATCAACACCTGCACCAGTAACATCCGTTCCACTATTACCGGTTATCTTATTGGAACTTCTAATTGCTCCACCAAATCTTTTTACTTCACCAAAGAATCCATATTTTTTTTCTTGACCAGTCTCAAGTCTTTGGGATTGCTCTTCTCTTTCTTGTCCTGCACCTGTAAGGAAATCAAAGAAACCTCCTTGTTGATTTCTAATATTTTCTGCTGCTTTGTCTTTCCCTACCCTATTTGCAAGTTCATCTGCTTGTTTGTCTGCATCATCTTTCACTGTTCCTGGGAACATTTGAGGTATTATTGCACCTGCTCCAAAAAGCAATGCACCAACCTTTGCCCATCCTGGCAACAAACCAATTAATTTTGAAGCACCTTTAACTAGGGTAAAGGTTAATCTAGTTACAAACCTACCAATGCTAGTTCCAAATAATAAAAATCCTGATATAAGTGCTGGGGCAAAATCAGTAAAGAATCTGATAACTGAATCAAGTTTCTTTTGGTTTTCTGGTTTTCCAAACCAATCAAAAAGTTTATAAAGAAATCTTCCAATTAAAATATTAACAAAGAAATCTAGTAACTCACCAAGAATACCTTTTACAGGAGCAACTACTTTCTCTGCTACTTTTTTTAAACCTTTAAATCCTTTTTCTAAGTTACTTTCTTGTACCTTTCTTCTATCTCTTTCTGCTTGTTTTCTATCATAACTTGTAGATTTTTTCTTCAAGTTATATTGTTTTTTTAAAATTTTTGCAATGTTATCAACACTCTTTGCAATACCTACCAGAAGTGACTGCTGTTTTGCTGCTGTTGTAGCTACAGCTTTTGTTGCTTTATCTGGTTTTTCTTTTGCTTGTCTCTGTGGTTTCTGATATTCTACAAGAGAAGTTGTTGGTCTTGAAGGAGGCAATGCCTTTTGTCTACCAGCAGTTGCTGTTCCTTTTTTAAATGAACTTGCAGACACTGTTGTTCTTTTTGCTTTAAACTTTGCGTCTGCTGCCTTTCTTTTTGATCTTACCTTTATTACTTCTTGAGAAAGTATTCTTAAACGAGCATCTCCTTTACCTTTTGTCAGGAATGTTATCGTTGCAATACCTTCCTTCAGGGCATTAAGATAATCTTTCTCACTAGAAATGTTATCTAGGTCTATACCTAACTCTAAGAGTATTTCTATCGGATCGGTACTAGTCCTAGATGCCATGCTTCTGTTGATGTCTTAATTTTTCTTCTTCAAGATGCTGTTGTAATAGTGCTACATAAATGTCCCGTTCCCACGGAATCATATTTTCAATCTCAGTTAATGAATATTTATGGTACTGCATCAACGAAAAATTAAGACGGTAATAACCCTCAAGATTCATGTGAATGAGGGCTACGCGAAAAAACTTGCGAGTCCCTCCAGCACAACTTCACTTTCAACTTTAGTATTTGGATTAGTTACTTTGATGGTATGGGAAAGTTTGGGCATTGTTTCAAAGAACTTCTCAATACCTTTGAACTGAGAAGAGTTCATTGATTCAAGAAACTCTGTAACTTCTTTCTTTGTGCAATCTGCTGCTGCCCAAACTTCTTCTCCACTACAAATAGAATCAATGCAAGACGCAATCAAATCAAAAGATTGATCCATTGCATTTTGATCTTTAAATTCAAAGTTACTCTTAATAAACTGTTCAAGTGAAGGGTATTTCATGACCATCATAATATTATCATCAATCTTTACTTGATTAGTATGATCATCATCCTTCTGAACTTTGATCGAATCAATATCAATTTCAGAAACGACCTCTGTTGTTTCATCATCAGGACAAATAATGTTTACCTGAATACTTTCACCAACAGACTTTCCACGAATGTTGAGGAACAAATATTCAATATCAAAAGTGGGAAGTGCTTCTACTTTAATACCTTTTGTGAGAATGCAGTTTTTAATAACTGATTTAATAGCATTTGTGATTTGCTTTGTTTCTTCACTTTCTAAAGCAATCACAAGAACCTTTTCTTCTTTTACAAGAAAAGGTCTATATTTAATCGTCTCTCCTGTCGATGGCAACTCAAGTTCATAAGTTGGTGCAACAATTTTTGGTAAAGGCATAATGTCCTATAGATGTTTCAGTGAGATTATTTATACTGAGTAGACGGAAGAATAAGTGTCCACCATCCTCAACAGACCAAGCAATCATGAAGTATAATTGTAGAGTAAAACAAATCCATAATGAAAAAACTTTTCTTTTTTCTCGTTCTTCTTCAGGGTCTTGCATTCTCTGTTTATTTTGGAGCATGGTCCGTTAAAGATTACCTTGCTCTAGAACAAGCCGTTGCTGTTGGATCGCAACATGCAGAACAAAGACATAGGATTAATGTTGGTTTTGAAGGAGTATGGTATCTCCTCTCAAACATGCTTGTGATTTCAGCAGTCAATGGACTTTCTTCCAAATCTTCTAAAAAATACAAAATCAAGCGAACTTTTTCCTAACTGAGGATCTGAGGATTAACTAAAAGAAAGATTCTCTGGCAATTCTTTCAGCTTCTGCTTCTGGAGTACCCGATCTAATAAGACCTTCCCTCATTTTATTAGCTTCATAAACTCTACCACCTGGCAATCTATCAGCAGTAGATACAACAGTTGCTTGTCCTGCTGCCTCTTTTTTCTGTGCTGGAGTTTGCTTTGATGCCGATGTTGATGCGGTAGATGATTCGTCAGTAGACTTATCGATAAAGTAACGAATATACGACATAGAAACTGTACACTTCAATAATGAAGATGCATCATAACTAACTGGCATTGATGATACTGATATTGGAAATGCTCTTACAAAGGTATAAACAAGAGATCCTCCTGTTGGTTTGAATCCACTACTTAGAGGAAGGATTCCCGTAAGACTTGAGTCTGGTGCAGAGTAACTGTCTCTTTCAAATTTTGTTATTTTTAAACCTTGTTCAGAAGTATAATCATCGGCATAGTTGATTCTATAATTATATGATTTAGATGATGATGTATTGTCGCCAGAGTTTGCTGCTCCAGTGATGTAATCCATCCATGCTTCAAAAAATTTAATGGGGAGATAGTTATCAGCATTGACATAAAAAGTCAAATCAATTCTATCATCATAAAATCTACGGTGAACATGCCTCTCAGTAACTCCAGTGTAATCACTGGTAATTTCAAAAGTTGCAAGTGATGATCCAGGAAGACTTGCTTCAGAACAAAGTAAATTTAATGTGTACTGATCTCCAGCTTCACCACTTCCAAGAGACACTCCTTTTTCAGACAAAAAATTAGTGAATTCACTACCAGCAGGAAGACCAACCTCAACATAAAAATTAGATGTTGTAGCAGGTCTAGATATTTTTGATTTAAACTCTGAGATTGGAAC